AAGTGCAATCTGACCTGATAGACTTTTTTGCATTTTAGCAACATCTAGTTTTGCTTCTAACCAACCAATAACATCACTCTTTTTTAAATCTTTATATTCAATAAAAGAATCTGCATTGTACTCTACTTGGTCTGATCCAATAACATTTGCATTGTGATCTCCCTTGTTTGCATTGTAAGACCAATGTATAGCATATATAACATTGTCTTTACTATCGTGGTTAATTTTGGCATCAAAGCCATTTATAACCCAACTATAACTTATTTTACTTTTTCCCATTTTTATTTAATTTAATTTATTATCCTGCTGATATTTTTAAAGTTCCACTATCATTATATAATGCCCCTGCTACAGATGGATCAGATGTTGGTAAATTTTCAAATCTTACTGTACCGTCCACGTGCAATTTTGTAGAAGGACTTGTTGTGCCTATGCCTACGTTTCCACCGTCTGCTATTATCAAACCATTACCACTATCATCAACAATTCTTATGTTTTTATTATTCGCTGCTTGTAAAGTTAGTTGATTAGAACCACCTCCGAATTCTCCATATTTAGTGTTGTCTCTAAAAACTTCATAAGAGGTAAAACTAGAACCATTGTCAATTTTTACAGAACCTGTTACAGTTACACCTGTACTACTTGTTTCAAACTTTTTGCTACCATTATGGTATAAATCTACAGAACCATTTTCTGAAAACTCTGCCATAAACTCATCATTTGCAGCTTGTATAAATACATCGTTTGATGCTTTTATAAATATATCTCCTGTACCAGTATCTTGTATATATGAGTTTGAACCATCGTGATAGATTTCTAGGTCCGAAGAATTTCCTAGCAGTATCTTTTTACTATCTGCTAGACTTACATTACCAGTAAACGATGCATCCTGTGAATTGTCAAGTGTAAGAGCTTGAGCACCACCACTATCTAATCTTAATTGACCTTGTGCATCAATAAATATTTGTTTACCACTTGCACTATTTATATTCAAATGTCCGTTAGAATCGTTTGTTATTGTATGGTTTCCATTAAGACTTATATTTTTACTAAAAACATTTACTTCTGCACTTCCATCTAGTCTAAAATATTCGGTATTTCCACCACTACCATCATCGGCTTGAAATCTAATATCTTTATCATCTGCTTGGTTTCTAATTATCAAATCTCCAGTACCGTTTGATAAATAAGTATTGGAACCATCGTGAAATTGTGCATAATCTCCACTATTACCTAAAATAAACTCTTTACTATCTGCTAAAGTTACACTACCTGCAAAGGTTGCATCACCATCACTAGCAAGGCTTAGTAACGTTGCATTGTTGTTTATAAAATCAAAACCCCTTGCACCACTATTTAAATTAAATGTTGCTGCTGTTGAATTTGATTCTATCAAAAATGTGTTAGTTCCTAATATTGTTGTGCTTCCTATAACTTGCACACCTGTGCTTGTAGTTTCAAATTTTTTGCTATTATCGTGGTATAGGTTTACTGCACCATCTGCAATAAATTCTCCCATAATTTCAGAACTTGCAGATTTCATTATTTGAACACCTGCATTACCTCTTAATCGTAAATTACCAACACCAGTATCATCAATATATGAGTGGCTTGAATCGTGGTAAATTTCTAGGTCTTGACTAGCACCTAGTCTAATTTTTTCATTGTCTCCTAAATCTAAACCATCTGTAACTGCAACACCTGTTACTGTTACACCTGTGCTTGTGGTTTCAAACTTTTTGCTACCACCAAAATATAATTCAGCACTATTACTAGCATTACCATTGAATAATAAATTACCTGAACCATCTTTAATCATTACATCATTATCGCCTGATATTATAAGGTCTCCTGTGCCTTGCTCTTGAATATAAGAGTTCGAGCCATCGTGATAAATAATTAAATCTGCACTTGCACCAAAACCCGCTCTTGCGTTGTCAGGAAAAAGTGTCAGAGGATTCGAACTACTATCTCCACCATCAAGTTTAAAATAAGTTTCTACTCCCCCACTACCATCATCACTTTGAAAGATTATGTCCTTGTCATCAGCATTGTTTTTTATTATTAGGTCTCCTGTGTTGTTTTTGATCGTACTGTCTGTTCCATCGTGAAAAAAAGAAAGGTCATCAGCAGTGCCTAAAGTTAAATTAACATTATCCTCAAATCTAAACTTCTTACTTACAACTGTGAAACCTGCACTACCATCTAGTTTGAAATAGGTAGTAACTCCACCACTCGCATCATCACTTTGAAATATGATGTCAGAATCATCAGCAGTATTTACTATAGTAAGATTACCACTAGCATTTGTAATTGTTGAGCCATCTATTGTTATGTTATCTACAATAAGATCTCCTGTTACTTGTACGTTTCCTGTAACATCTAATTCTTTGCCTGATGCAGGACTGCCACCAATACCAACACCTGCCGTAGATAAAAACATAATACTGTTGTTACCATCGCCGTCAGTTATTTGTTGAGCAGTAGATGTTAAGACTGTATTAGCACTTGTCTTTAAGAGACCTACATACGTTACTGATATTTGTGTGTTAGTTAATGTTGCCATTTACAATTTTTTTTAAGTAAATAATTAATTTTTGCACATTTTTATTTTTTGGTTTACTTTTTCTTTTCATAAAACCCAGCCATTAAATAAACTATCTTTATCAGGATCAATGTCCTCGTTTGTGTTTGAAGTATATTCAGGGTAACTACTTTGATTGAAGCTCATAAAATCTATAAATCTTCTTGTGTAATACTCTGCTATATCTCTTTCTTTTTTAACTAAATAGTCAATTTCGTTTTTGCTAACTGTTTCTGCATTTTCGCTTGTGTGTTTAAAAACACCACCATTTTTTATTTGATATGCTGCAAATGGTATATAGTCTGCCATTGCATAGTGTATCAGCATCGGCTGAATATATGTTCGGACAAGTGTTAAATAAGCCCCTGATAAATTAGAGGCTGCTATATCTGTACTAATTTTATTATAAAGATCTGTGCCTAAATAATTTCTAATATGTATCTCTTGTGCTATTTTTATAAACTGAATAAACTTATCAGTATCAACATTTCCATCTAAAATAGAATTTTGTACTAATTGTTTTCGTGTTATAAATAATGCAGTCGCCATAATTATCTTGGGTTTTTATATCCTCTATTGGGCATATCAATAGGTCTCGTTGCCACTTCTCTTGGGTTTTGGTTTTTCTTTGGTGCAGATGGACCTTCAAATCTTGCACCTTTTCTATCATCAAGTGGTAATGCACTAATTATTTTTCTTGCTCTACCTACTGATATTTTTTTGTTATTCTTTTTTAAATATACTCTACGAAGCCATACGTGATGGCAATTCGCTCCACCTTTGTATAACCATATGTTATAACCCTCGCCTTTTGCATCTGCAGGGCTAAGATCTACATTAGCTTTACTTATTTTGTTTAGATCTTCAACACGATACACTTTGTTAGCTTTTAGCATTTTTCTACAAAATTCTCTGGTAACTACTTTGCCATTTTCATCTCTTGTCAAATCTCCTGAATATGCGTATCTGATTCTGAATAAGTCTGTGTCCTGTATGCTTTTTTTTCTTGCATCACCTGTTACAACTGTAGCGAATTCAAAATATTTTTGTATCTCGCTTTCATCTTCCAAAGCTAATCTTTCATCAATTAACTCCCACTCATCACCCATATCTTCTCCTTTTGCTATAACATTGTCTGCTACTTGTGATCCTAGATCACCACCTAAATAGTAATCTTTCTTTAAATCATCTCTTTTTACACCAGTTTCTTCTTCTCTTGTTTCTTCATCATCAACATTTTCTAAATCTGTAAACTCAAGTGGTTGTAGTGTTTTGAAATATAATTTAAGTGATACATTATTGTATGCTAATATTTTTTCGAAGTGATCAATCAAAAGAGTTTGAAATGGTCTAATAACTGTGTTATCCATTAATATACTTGCAGTTTTTAATTCATCTGCATTATTACCTAAACCTGATTGATCTTTGATGCCTAATAGCATTGGACTAACTACCCTGTGGCTAACCATTATTTTTTTCGTACTTTCCTCACTTAGAAACTGATACTGATTGTGTGCATCACTTAATTGAATAGGATCAATACTGGCTTGTGCTTCTGGGTTGTCGTTGAAAGCTAAAATAAATTTACCTGCATTACTACTACCACTAAACTTTTGGTATATTCTTTGTTCTATAAGTCGCCTTTCTTCTTCGTTGGGCACACCGTTGTTAAAATTTATTAGCATTGATGGCGCTAAACCATTGAGTATGTTGTTCAAATGATAATTACTAACTTCTTCTTCAAGCTCTGCATATTGCAAACCACCCTGATAATCTACAGGACTATAATAAAAATAACCTGCCCTGTAAGGTTTTATATACATAATCTCAATACTTTCTTTGCTTTCGCCAAATGCTGGTATTCTTTTTAGTTCAGTTTGTGGTTTAACTTTCTCCCAATCAGGTGCGTAGTAATATGCCTTTATGTCTCCATCTTCGCTTTTTTCTGCTCGTAGTGTCTCAACAGGCAAGTGTTCTAGTTGTGCGATCTTTGACCTATCTTGCGAATAGATTACCTGTATAGCACATTGACCCATTAGTTTTAGATCATAACATAATTTTCTTACACATTGGTTTTGAAATAAAACTTTCATTTGTGCGTACTCGTTTGGTTTTATGCTACTATCAGTAGCATCTAAACCTTTGCCATAAATCATTTCGCTTATTGCATTAATGATTGCGTTGTTTGTTGGGCTACCATTATAACGATCAATTAAATATTTAAAGTACAAGTTGTCCTCGCCATATTGTATGTAATCCCTATTATATACCTCAACAATTTCAGGGCTTGTGTATGTGCTTAAATTAATTACTCTTAAATCACTCATATTGTAATGTATTCATCATCAAATGATATGCTTGTATATTGTCCAGTATTAATATCATAGTTGCCATTTGTAAGGCTTTGGTTTGTAACAAAAATTTTATCTCTGTATATTGTATCTGATGAAGTGTTAACTGTTAAATTATAAAATCTATTTTCTTTTAAAATTGTGTTGCCTGAACTATCGACCATACCTGTACCTGAAACTGATATTGTTGCATAATTATTATTTGTAAAAGATGTAGATATATTGCTATAAGTATAACTTTCGTTTGTAACTTCATCTCTTATAACTATGTTATTTACTGCTACAAAACTTCTAGGAATTATTTTTATACTTTGCCCAGTAGCACTTGTAGTTAAAATCTTCATATCTATATAACAAAGTAAAGACAAATTTTTGTAAAAAAAAAGAGGGTATAAAACCCTCTAATTTTCGAAAGTATCAAAATACTTAATTTACATCAATTTGTGATCCTTGTGTTTCTGCATTATATGCTGCGGTAGCTATATAGTCAGGTGCTTCTGTTTCTTGAGCAACAAATGTAAGTGAGTAACCATATAGGTCGCCCATAGCTGCTCCACTAGAAAATGTACCTGTTGTTAATTCGCAACCGTGATCTTTACCAACTAATCTAAAATTGCCATTATAATCTTCAACTATTATATGTGGTCGAGATACTGCAAGTAACTTAATTTCATCTTGTGTTTTTTCTTCTTGAAAAGTCAAGTTTAAAGTAAGTGTGCTTTCGTAAAAAGTTGTACCGTTTTCTCTTGATGAGTTTACGGTTGTATCAAGTGTTGAGTTCCCTTTAATATCAAATTTCATAAAAGTGGGAGTGCCACCAAAATCTGTAATTAAACTGTTCGCAATAGTCAAAGCTCCTAATGTGCCATAATCTGCAAAAGTAACAGACTTTAATCCACCGACCCCTGATTTACAAGGCAACTCTCTTCCTTTTGTTAATAAACAAGCCATAATTTTATTTTTTTAAAAAAAAAGGCAAGTAGGCTTTTACCCACCTACCTTTCTTATGTTAATCAATATTACGAATACAATACAATATCAGATCCGATACCGTGCTGCACTCCTGCGCTTCCTCTCAAAACAACTCTTACATTTTGACTTCCATCAATGTCAGCCATATCAATAAGCTTTACTTCTTGCCAGTCGTTCAATAAACCAGTTCCGAAGAATAGGTTTGAAGATTCAGCTGCAACCATTTTATTTGCACCTAAGCCCGGAGCAGTAAATAATGGAATGCCTTGAAAGTTCATCTCTGTTTTACCAACGTTATAAAGTTCTCTATAACCTAAAGCTGCTTGTGCTTGAATGTAAAACTTTGCTGCACTTGTAGGAATGTAAATTTTTAAATCTTCTTTATTATATACACCACTAGGAATAGCATCTATTACTTTATCTAGTTCTGCAATAATATTTGATTTACTCAAAGTAGTTCCTGAAACATCAACAACATCACTATCTGCAGTCAACAATGCCTGAAAGCCATCAAACTCCCCATTGTTTGCAGTAGCACCTTGCCATATATTTTGTTCAACTTTTTCAGCAACTTTTGCTGCAACTTGTGCAATTAAAAAATCAGAAAATTGACTTGGTAAATTGTCGTATTGGCTAAAGCCCATACTGTTAGCTTCCCAGTCTTGTCTGAAATCTTTTTTACAAAGTTGTAAGTTTACTTGAAACTCCTCTGGTTGTAAGATTCTTTCTGTTAATGTTACATTTGAAGTGGGGTCAAAATCACAAGATGCATCTTTTAAAATTGCATCCATTGATAATTTTTTAACCACTTCTTTAAATTTAATGTTGGGTTTGATTGAAACCCCTCCTTGTGATAACGTAACTCCACTCAAAAGAGCTGCTGCAATATACTCACCTGCGAACTCGCCTGCGTATGAAGTTGTTATTGAAGTTGTAGTAGCCATATCTTATATATTATTTTTTTTTATTATTAACTTGGATCAGTAGCTGTTATTGAACCTGCGCTGTTTCCGATACCCCAAACATACCACTTGTTACCATCTGACCAGATGTCAATAAAATCTCCTACTGATTCTGCTGATGCTACAAAGTTTATTTGATCTTCTCCAGAAGCTGCAACAGATGCACCATTTACTACTAAAATGCCATCTATATTATCTCCCTCTGCACTATCAATGATATAATTTGATGTATCAAACGCGTTTGCTACAACAAATCTAAAATTAAGTCCAGACTCTACTGCTGGTAATGTTACTGTAACTCCTGCTGATGCAGCAAGTTCGTACCATTTACCACTATCTGCTGATGTAAGAGTAACTGCTGCTGATACTGCATCAACATCATTTTTAATTCTTACAACACCATAATTATTTTTTATTATTTCTTATTAATTATTGATTCCATTACTCTATCAAGAGTACTTGCTTTTCTATTCTGTGCAAATTTAAACTTCGGCTCAGTTTTTTTGTTTTCTGGGCTATGCTTAATTGGTTTTGCAGCAGGTTGGTTACTCATCTCAACTGCAATTTCAGTTGCGACTTGTGATGCCATTTCGTCTTTTTCTTTGTCTTTATAATGTTTCATTTCTTCGATAGATTTTTTAAGGTCGTCCATTTCTTTACGAAATTCTTCCCTTGTAACGTATCTCATTTCTTCTTTATCATCTTCCTTTTCATCTTTCTTTTTTTCTTCATCTTCTTTTTCATCTTCCATATAAGACTCATTCAATTCAGAAATTATGCCTTCCTCAGTTACTTCTAATCCTCTACCATCTTCAAGCTGATACTCTCCGATTGGTAATGGGATTTTTTCATCTTCTGACAAAATAAAAACTTCTTTTCCACTTTCAAATGACTCTGCTTCTAAAACAGTTCCATTTTCTAAATTTAATTTTTCTAATTGTACGTCTTCCATACCTAGTAAATTTTTAATTTGTGATAATAATTCTTGTGATTTCATACCTATTTAACAACAGGCATAAATTATTTTGCATTTAAGAAAATATTAAGTTGTAGATCCTATGCCTTGAGCTCTAAGTGAGCCATCACAACACTCAATACGATAGGTTTCCTCATCCCAACAAAGACAAGCACGATTACCCCCTATTGGACTTGCGTGTCTACCATAAGTAAGTTGTATAAATTTGTTGCGTAGTCTTCTTTTGCTTTTGTATTTCATTTGGTTGCCTTTGGGTGTTTTTTTGGTAAAAGATCGTTGTCTTGTTTATAGGCTTTATTTTGTGGTCTGCCATTTTTTACAAGATACATATACGCGTTGACCCTTGCGTGTGCCCATTGTGAAGCACTTTTTACTCTTGGACTACTGCTTGTATTAAACGCACCTAGCCCTCTTTGAAAAACTGCTGATAATTGACCTAGTGTTACACCATAGCCTAATTTTTCTTTGTATCTTTTATTGAAATTGTCAACTTTCTTTTGTAATGCTTCACGATCTTTTGCAGTAACTTTTGCACCTGTTCTACCTTTTGCACTTCCACCTGCACTACCAACACCTTTTGGGTTTCTGTTTTTTCTACTGCCTGGAGCTTTTGGGCTTTTTACAATTCCACCCCTTGGACCGACTTTAGCATAGCTTCTTTTTTTTACACACTTGTGCTTTATATAATCTTTTACATAACCCTCTGGGCATTTATATTTTTTAAATTCTTCTTCTGTAAGTGCGTGTTTTTCACAAGGCATATACCAAGTTTTGCCCTCAAACTCGTGTTCGTGTGTACCCTTGCAACCAATATCTTCTGCAATTTTCTCAGCCATATCTTTTGAAGAATAAGCCAAACGATCCATAATGATTGCATAGTTTTCATCTACGACTTGACTTTTTAATTTTAGTTCTCCTAATTTTTTTAGTTTTGACTCAGCCCAGTTTTTTGCAGATTTACCACCCCACAATAAAAAAGATATAGTTCCACACGCTTCGTTGTCTTTTGGGTCATAATAAGTTTCTGCTCTACTTAAATAACTGTAAAGCCTTTTGATCGTTGATACTGAAAGTTTTTCTTTTGCTACTAATTGTCTGGCACGATTTTTTCCTA